AGTACACACATACAGATGTTAGCTACAGCATTTGATACTGAAGTTGTGCCATCTGAGAAAGTACCAGTAGGTAGACGGTTAGATTGGATGATGTCGAAGCTGTATAGATTCATTAAGAAGCGTTGACCACGAGCCAAACCTTGTTCTAAAATCTTCTGACCAAACGGAGTTACATCGCTAGTGATAGTAACTAAGCTGTTCAAAGTTGCTTCAACAACTGGGTCACAGATAAACACACGACCTTCACCAGGTACGTTAGCTTTATCGAAAGCGATACGTGCTGAGATTAATTGTGACAACTCAAAAGTATTTTCTCTACCTGAAGTAGTTACTGCAGAAGCAATACGATGAGGGAAACCATTAATCACGTTAGCATCAGCGTTAGTCTGACCTGCTTGTGCAGTTGCTAAGAAACGAGTTTCAAAGTTCTCTTGGATAGAGCGTGAACTCTCAGCAGAACGTTCTGCCATTAGTGTGTCAATTTGGCTGCCGTCTTCACGTAAGTCATCAGTAACATACCATGCATCACCTACATAATCCGTAATCTGCATGGTGATTTCACCAGTTTCGATTGGGTTGTAAGTTAATGGAGTGTCTTCTGAAGCTTCTTGTAAAGTTACAGAACCAACAGTTTTAATGTGTAACGTATCGCCTGAACCGAAGTCAGTCACGTTACGGTAGAATGAATCAGGCAGTAAGCCATCATGTAAGTTCAATAAGATGAATGAACTATATTGTTCCGCTTCAATGAACGGACGAGTATTAGTCGTGATTTGCATTTATAAAATTCCTATTCTGTAATGCCGTGTTTGCGGTAGACTTCCTCTCGGATAGCCTTCATATGTGCTGCTTGCTCTGCTGCTGTTGCGCCTGATAGTACGCTCTTCTCTGGGCGTGTAACAGGTTCTCGTGCAACTGGTGAAGCAGGGATATGGTAGCCACCTGTTGTAACAGGAGTATTACCAACCTTTTCTCCAAACAATGCGAGTACCATTGCTGGATTACTTTTGGATAAAGCACCTAACTCTGATGGTTTCATTCCAAGCTCTTTAGCTTTTTTAACTACTTCTGCTTGGGCGCTGTCACCATAACGTTGTGCTAGTGCTTTGCTTACTTGAGATTGGTTACTTGATTGTGTCTCTTGAACAGTACGCTCATTTAACTTATCAGTAACTATCTTCAGGATATCCTCTTGTCCAAGTTGTGGGCTGGTCGGCTCATTTCCTTGAGGAGGGGTTTGCTGATTTATGATATCTTCCACTTTTCTTGTAGCCTCTAATTTCGCTGTTAGCTCATTTATGACCTGTTCTTGACTATCTACTTTAGATTTCAACTCAGGTATGTATTGTTGCGAATGTTGTAAAGCTTCTAATGCTTTCTCGGGAGTATCATATTTCTGCGCACCATCTTCATTCTTTATTGCTGCTAACTGGTCGGCAAACAGGTCATTAGAATTTGGAACTGGTGTATTTTGTTGTTCAGGGGTTGCCTGAGATTTATTGGGTTGTTCATCGTTAAATAACTGGTCTGTCATTTAAACTCCTAAATAATTTTATTTTTAACGCATAATAAAAAGAACGCATCAAGTGAAAAAGTAATTATCAATTTTTAGATTCACTTAATGCTTTAAAAAGTTGCTTAGCTATCTTAAGATTTCTAATGTTTATTTATTAATTATGATATTAATAATAAATATCAATATTAATATATTCTTAAGAAGTCTTATATGATTTACTATATATACTTATATATACCAGAAAAACAGCCAAAAATGCACATAAAAAGTAAAATAAATTTAAATTATTTTTCAATCAGTGCAATTATCTCGTGTAAAGCTCTAGAATATCCAACTGAATCGGCTTGCTTATACGCCCAGTTAGGGCAGTCATAACCACCCTTTGAGCGTCCCTCTCGACTAAACTCTATATCTTTCTCTAACAGCATAGCTACTAAGCGTTTACGTAGTATTAGTGAAGATGTAAAGTGTTGTCGAACCTCTAGTGCTAAATCTTTATCTAGCCCGTTAGTCCAAGATTTCTTCATTATAGCGGAGGCTCCTGTGCAGATTCTACATCAAGCTGTTCCTGAGCGCCTTGCATTAAGCGTTGCTGTTCCATCTGCTCTTCGATAGCTACATTAGCTTTAAAGATACCTAGGTTCTCTACATTAAGAGCAGAGCCGAAAGCACTTGCTAAGGCCTTGCTAGAGATGTGTGGAGCCATTACTTGGAACGCGTTAGTGTTAGACAGGGCTGTAAACTCTTGTACAAATCTAGCTTGTTCAGCGAAGTGTCTAGCACCTACAGGATGAATAACCCCATCACTACCTAAGTCAGCCTTAGAGATGTCAATAAAGATTGTAGCGTCTAGCTCGCTGTCTAGGACACTGATACTCTCAATGTCAGTTAGGTTACGATGAGCAGCTTCAAGCATATCATTCAAGTTAGGCTCTAATAGCATCAACTCAAAAGCACTAGCCTTCTCTTGGAATATCTTACCAGCAGCACTAGATAGTTGGTCTACTTCAAAGGCAGTCTTCTCACCAGGGCTACGTATACCCATAGCCTCTCTAGGAGCGCCTGCAAACAGTTCCATCTTGTCTTCTAACATCTGTATATCATTTGCAGCTTGAACGAGTCCAGAGAGGCTCTTAGACACTTCTCCTACGCTACCCTGCTCATCTATATGAATCTCAGCACCTGGACCCCAAACAAACTCCTCAACTTCACCTGCTATCACTAGAGGTGGGTGAACAATTAAATCTGCAGCATCAGCTTTAAGATTCTCTAAATGGTCAATACGATATTGCATACCAACTAAATTATCAAGCGGTCCCATAGACCACAAGTTATCTGGACGTAATCTCCAACCCACATGGCGGATAGGAGCCTTACCTGCGTAGGTAGGGATGTCTACATCACGTACAGCCACACTACGGTCTACTACTGTGATTAGGCGGTTGGTCTTAACTTCACCTGTTGCTTGGCAATGGAAATCACCAAAGAACTCTAACACCTCTACAAAATCAGACTGTAGGTATTCATAATAGCTGCCAAAGCCATCCATAGAGAATCCTACGGCTTTATCGAAGTCTTCTATGCTGTACCCACCCATTTTATTTTGGATGTCTTGTCTGCGCTCTAAGGCACTCTCCCAGAATCTCTGGTCAGGGTCTTGAGAAGCTAGAAGTCTTAACTCACCAATAGTCTTAACACTACGTACAATCTTAAAGCTATCTTCGAAAGAAGCCGCTAGTGGATTAAATACAATATCTAAAGGACTAATACGACAAGCTCTTGGTCCAATATAGTCAATAACTTTCTCACCTGAAGCGTTTATCTTGTACTTAGTTTCGAAAGTGGTGGTTACAAAAGCGTTACCAAAATCAATGTAGTCATATAGAAGCTTACTAACTTCTGCTCGATAGCCACTCTTACGACACTTATTAGCCATATAACCTTCAATGACTAAGGCTGTATCTTTCTTATTACTGTCTCTTGTATTAGCTTCCCACTGTAACCAGTTCTCATTAGGGAATAACGCAGTGAGATAGTTAGAATGTAGGTTGTCTCGTATCTGACATAGCTTAGGTAGGGTTGTAGAGTTCTTCCAAGGCAGTGCGCTGTTAGAGGTTGTAGTGGTGTCGGTAGCAAAGATATAATCTCTTAGCTCCTTCTTTTCCTCTGTCCAAGACCTACGCTGGTTGTTGAACTTATCCCATAGATTAGACACCCACGCAGATGCATCATCTCTATCTAGCAAACTTGTAATCTCTGCTACTTTAACACTCATATTATTTTCCTGTTTAGAATGCTACCCCGCCAAAGCGGCTAGTAGCTTTTGTTTTTGTAAAGAAGTCTTTCATAGCGTGTCCCATATTTTTAGCAGGGGCTATAGCTATTTCTACGGCTGATGCTAAGGCATCCTTGACATCATCATGTGCTGGTCTGGCCAACACTAACTCTTCCTCTAAGACAGCTGTCCAGCCACCTTCTAAATGCCATACTTGTAAGTTGTCATACAAGTGCTCTAGTGCAGCTGCGATACGTTCTTCTTTAGTACCTTCTGCCTTACTAGGTCTAAACTCGTCAACAGAGAGCCTCAGGCCCTCCTTACGCACGTATTCTTTAATAGAGTTGACAATCACCTTCTGAGCAACACTAACCTCAGCACGAAGCTTCTGAAAGCGCCATTTAGAATGTAGGGCTGCTACGTGTTTGAAATACTCTAATGTCTTATCTGTTTTAAATCGGTCAATATCTAAGACATAGTAGTTGTTATCGCAGTCAATACCTACTACAGCAATGGCTGTATAATCCGCTGATTTAGATAAGCTGAATGCAAAATCAACTGCTGCATAGATGTTAAGCTTACGCCCACTATAGAACCATCTAGAGCCTTCCTTGACAAGCATCCTTGGATTGTAGTATTGGAACTTGTCCCTGCTGATACGGTCACTAGAGGGGTCTGATGGGTCATTGTAATACTGTGCATAGAATTGAACTCTATCACTATACTCAGCACGTATACGAGCCAAGGTTTGTATGTCAAACCCGAAAGCCTTACCGTCTGGACGTACCGCACGAGGCCATGTAAAGATGTTGTCAGTTTCTACTTTATACTCTTTACAATCCCATACAGGGCTCTGGTCTACCTTAATACCTTCGTCATCGTATACATCGTATACTTGGTTCATCCAAACATCGTAGATATCCACTGGATGGTAACGAGTGCCACAAGCCATAGTAAAACCACCAGCATTTCGAATCGAAGTAAACTGAGATGATTTTTTAGATACGGACTCTCGACCATCTTCTGTATAAGCATTTTCAGGAACCACCAAATCATCAGCAACAACAATATCGGCATGCCAACCAGTAGTATTAGTAGTAAGCCCAGCGGTAGAAATAGTTGCATCACGAATAGCCTCTTTCTTTCTTGTTGGGTGGTCTATAGACATCTTAACAGAAGACCAACGTTCTCGCTTACCCTCTTGAGGGTTTATGTATTCAGGGAAGTATCTACGGTAAAGCGTACTACCTAGTATGTTTTGTACAGCGAATAGCTGTGTTTGAGCTAACTCAGCTGTCGCAGATACGTATAGAATAGATACCTCTGGATGCCTTGTTATAACCCATGCACACCATGTAGCCACCATATGTGATTTAAGGTGGGCTCGTGGTAACATAATTAGTTTGTTACTTGTAAGCCCATCCCCTTTGCCGTACAGGGTATAGTCCTGCATCCACCGAAAGATTTCTTTATGTACTTCCCCGTACATATATCCAGGGTTAACAAGCCTAGCAAAGAATTCTAAATCCTCAGTGGCTTGTTCCCTTACATCTTTGGCGGCCTCAGGCATACGTTTCAACTTAGTGTACGCTTCCTTTAGCCAATCATCCATTACTTACTCAACCTTATAATATCAGCAGAGAAGTCATCCTCTAGCATCTCTTGCACTTTAGCATCGTGCTCAGAGGTGTCTTTCTTAGGACGACCTGCACTTTTCTTAGACCAACCCTTATCAGCTAAATACTTAGCCGCTTGGAAACCCTTGTCATCAGCTGACATATCAATAATATCACGTAAGGCTTGTGACCTAATCTTGAGGTCTAACTCAATACGCCATTCATCAATATGCTTACGTAGCTGCTTGTTATTACATAAGCGTTGCCAATGACTCCAACCTAGCAAGTAGGTGGTAGCAAAGTCATACTCATGTGGGTCTTCATGCTCTAAGAAGAGCTTCTTGAGAGAAGGGTAGGTGTGACCTTTGTACACCTTATCCTCATCGTTTAACGTATAAAAGGCTCTATCCGTATAGCCTATCTCTAGGAAGAGAGACTGCGTAAGCGGTCTCCCTCCTTCATCTTTAAATTTATT